CGTGAAGCGCGTCCCGATATGGCCGGCCTCAAACACGTCCGACGATGTGGTCAGCGTGATTGATCCCGTGACCGCGCTCGGCTGCATGGTCTCGCCGAAATCGGCAAACCGATAGAACGGCTGGCTCAGGGCGCCATTCAGCACCGTGCGGAACGAGAAGGCGAACAGCGACCACGTTCCCGTCTCGTCGTCATATTCCAGGACTTGCGGCGGCATGTCGCGATGGGCGACAAAGATGCGCCGGCCGATCTCCTGCCAGGAGAGGAGCGGCAGCATCGCCTCGGTCCACGGCGCAACGATGTTGGCGACGACGGCGCCGCCGGTCAGCCGGGCGGTAAAGCGCAAGGCGGCGAAGGTGATGTCGAATTCCGCAGTCGCGGCAGGGCGCACGATGTCGTGCAGGCCGCCGTCGAAATAGTGGACCTGCCGGCCGGCGCGGCGGCGGCAGGCGCCGGTATCGAGCGGTTGCAGGTTCAGCCCGCGCTTCAGCGCCGCCGCGAAAATCTTGGTGTCGTCACGACGCTGCGCCGACTCGTCGATCTCTCCGCCCGAGAAATCGCGCTGGCGGACTACGGTCTTGCGGAGGCTCATACACGCCTCCGCCGCCGGGCATCCCTGATCGCTGACTGGAACTGGTTGCGCGCCGGATTCTGCATGTCGACCGTCGATCGCGCTTCGATCAGCCTTTGTTCCAGCTTCCGTTCCCGGCTGTCGGCCTCGTCGAAATCCTCGTTGAGCCCGCGGAGGCACCCTACCTCGACCATCTGCGTCAGGATTTCCGCCGCCTGCGGATGCCAGGCCGAGCTTTCCGGCATTCCGATATAGGCGATCGTCACCAGTTCGGTCGCGTCGAGGCAGAGCGTGCGCCCGATGATCTCGTAGAGATTGGTCTGGTATCCGTCGACATAGACTTGCTTCACGTGAAACACCGTCGGCGGCAGCGCCCAGGCGTTTTCGTATTTCTCCGAGGGGTTGGTCGCGACTTCGGCAGGGGTGAAGGATGCCGAGGCGAAGGGCCAGCGATGCCGGCTCGTCAGATCCTCGATGGCGCGATCGAACGCCATGTCGGCGGTTAGCCACTCGTCGCTGCCGTCATTGAGGACGTTGATGATCGTGTTGCCGGTGCCGGCGAGCGCCCTATTCAAAATAACAAGTTTGTCCATACCGGCGAAAGTCCGCCGGGGCGAGGGTCACTGCAACGCACAGGGAATGCGAGGATCAGACCGGCCGGGTCTCGGCGTCCGCATCGACGGGCGGCTCGGCATCCAGCTCGGCATCCGGGGAGGCTCGGCGAACAATCTCCGCCGCCTGCTCGCGCCAGCGGTCCCGCGTGATGCCGCCGTGGATCCTCTCCGCCTTGTCGAGGCGCTCCACATCGTCGTCGGGCATGACCGCGAGCTGGGCAAAGGTGGTGACGCCGTATTCGGCAAGCGCCTTGGCGTAGCGGTCGCCGATGCCCTTGATCACCGTGAGGTCGTCGACAGCGGGCTCGTCGTCGAGCAGCAGCGCGGCGGTGACGTCGTCTTCCTCGACCGGCGCGGGAGCCGGATTGGCGGCCGGCTTCGCGGCGCCACGCTTCGGCTTCTGCAAGGAGTAGCGCTTGGGGTCGTTGGCGCAGGCTTCCTCGGCGGCGAGCGACCACATGCTCAGCGGGCGACCATCATCCTTGAGGTCGTAGACGGTAATCCGGCGCGGCATTCAGCCCTCAATATTTGGTGGTCGCATAAGCCTTGTAATTGATGCCGGTCGCGATCGACCCGGCGACGACTGTATAGACCCGCACGTAGCGATAGCGGATGTCGTTCTGCTCGTTCTGCCACGGCACCTCGTAGCGGCCGGCGACCGAATCGATGGCGCCGCCCTGGCGGACTTCCGTCGCGCCGAGATTGAGCTGCGCGAGGTTCTGGATGTCGGAGGCGAAGGTCGACGAGGACGAGCCCTGGATGAGGATGTCGTATTCCTCGTCGTTCGAGGCGATCTCGGCCGCCGACACATCGATCACCATCATGGCCTCAAACCGGCCGACGCCGAGGTCGATGATCTTCGCCACCGCGTCGACCGTGGCAGCCGCGGAAGCGGCGACGAGGCCGGCATCCTTGAACTCAAGTTCGGCGTCGAAATTGTAGACCCGCTGACCCATCTTGCTCTCCTTTGCCGACCTCTCTCAGGCGGCCGAAAATCAGGTCTCAGACGGCCGAAATCAGGCGACGATCGCGGCGTTCGTGAACGAAGTCAGGCGGGCGATGCAGTAGGGGTGCTCGTCGACCAGGCCAACGTCCCATGCGACATGCGTCCGGTAGGTGATCCCGTCTTCGAGCAGGCCCTTGTCCTGCACGTCGATCGACATGAGCTGCACGCCGTGCAGGCCCTCTTCGCCCATCTTGACGGCGTACATCGAGCCGGTGACGGCCGAGCCGCCGCCATTGCCGACTTCGTTGAAGTCGAGGAGGTCGCCTTCGATCTCGCGCTCGTAGCCGAACAGGATGCGGCGGCCGGCATAGCTCATCTTCGGCATACCGACGCCGTCCCACGTCTGCATCACGAAGCCGGCGACCGCCGTATTGCGGGCCGCGCCGATGAACAGCGGGATCGAGTTCCGCGGCGCGATCAGGTGCGTCGCCCCGTTGACCATGTTGAGGAGCTGGTCGACCTTGGCGAGCGACAGGGCGGCACCGCCCGAAGCGGTCGAATTGTTGATGAGGCGATCCGCTGCCTTTAGCGCGATCCGCTTCTGGATGCCGTTGAACTCGCGCTGCTCCGTGGTGTTGTCGCCGGACATGAACGTCGTGGCGAACAGGCGCCCGAGCTTCGCCATCGACAGCCGCTCCTCACGGGAACGCCGGTCCATGCCGTGACGGCGGGTGATGGCGATGTCGACGTCGAGGTTGTGGTCGATCGGGAAGGATGGCTCCTGGAACGGCTCTATCTTGCCGAGGCCGGAGGTCGGCGGCTCGTTGATGCCGCGGAAGGCCATGCCGGTGGTCAGCTGCGACTCCCGGTAATATTCGTAGGCCGCGCCCTGGAAGCCGTCGAAGGGAAGGACTTCGGCGATGTCCGACGAGGCTGCGAAAATCTCAACGATCGGGCGCGCGATGTTGCCCTTCTCGAGGCCCTTGGCATATTCGGGGAGCGTCATCAGTGCCATGGTCGTCTACCCTTTCAGGCCGCTTTTTGCGGGTGTTCGCGCGACCACTTGATGCGGTCGGAGGGCGTCATCCTTGCCCAATCTTCGTCGGTGATCTGTTCGGCGCCGGCGTCCGGCTCACGGCCACTGCCGTTGAAGGCACCAGCGCCCGACCCCTTGGTCAGTTGCATGATCCGCTCGTAAGCCTGCACCTGCTTGGCGGTGAAAATGCCGGGCAGGAGCGCGTTGGCAAGATCGTTGCCGAGCTTCGCTTCGAGGAAGGTGGTGATCGCCGCGGTGCGCGCCTGGGCGTTCGTGCCGAGCTTCTCCATCTCGGCCGTCGCCGCCGCGCCGAGCGCTGCGTCTTCGGCAATCTGCGCCTGCACCCGCATGGCGACGAGGTTTTTGAAGGCGGCCGGCGAGAGCTTGTTGTCGAGGGCGAACTTTTGCGCCACCGGGATCAGCGGATCGTCGGCGTCGACCTCGAACTTCATCCCCTCCGGCAGCTTGAAATCTTCGGGCAGCCCGACCTCGTAGCCGGTCTCGTCGGCCGGCAACTGAGCGTCGGCCGAGTCGCGTTCGGCCTTGTAGGCGCGGAGATCGTTGAAGGCGGGAACCAGCTTGTCGAACTGGACGGTGTTCGTCTCGCCGTTCCAGTAATCGTCGGCGAGACCTTCCGGCCGATCAGCCTTCTGGTCTGACGCGGCGGCGGCTGCCGCTGCTGCCGCTGCTGAATCCTGCTGCTGTTGGCTCTGGTCGACCATCGGGGACGGGCTGGTTCTCTGCGAGCGCGATCAATTCGCGGGCAAAGTTGCGGCGGCCGTTATGGACGTGCAACGCACAGGTCTCCAGGGGACCGATTTCGGCGAGGACGATGGTCAGCGATTGCAGCGCCAGTTGCCCCTCCGCCGTGGCGAAAACCCGCTGCCAGGCCGCGACGAAACGGTCTTCCTTCCACCTCACTTGCCGCCTCCGGCCTTTGCGGGATCGACGCTCATTTGCTCCATCATCGACTCGATCATCTCCTTGACCTCCTCGGGATCCCGGAGCACCACGATCTTGTCGCCGAGCTTCTCCTGAATGTTCTTGATCGTCGCCATTTCGTCGATCGCCGCCTGCGACGTCATCGGGAAATACCCCTTGGCGATGTCGAGGACTCGCGTCGCGACCTGGACCTCTTGCTGCTCTTGCGCCTTCGCCGCCGGGTTGTACGGCCGGATCGCCACCATGCGCCCGTCGACCGAGAGCGGCTGGATCACGCCGCGCGCCGCGAGGATGTAGCGATAGCGCAGGAACACCTCGACCGGCAGTTCGCGCCAGAATTTTTGCCCCGGCGTGCCGATCCGCCGCTGCGACTTGATCATCTCGTCAAGCCATTGCGTCGCCGTTGGCGGCGTCTTGCCGGGCTGCTCGGGATAGTCGGCGAAGTGCTTCCGCTTCACCGCCCGTTCGAGATCGGCGAGCGTGTAATAGCCGAGGTTCGGATCGCCCTTGAAGTAGAGCTCCTGGATGTCGCCGGAGTTCGGCCGCATCGGATAGGCCATGCCGGCGCGGAGACCGCCGTCGAAATTCATCGTTCCGTCGTCGGGATAGCCGAAGGGCGGCGCGATCGCGATGTCGATCCGGTCCTGCGTCGCCTGGGCGATGCAGTCGATCACCCGGAGCGCCGGCATGGCCTATC